TCTGAGACAACATCTGGCAAGGCTGGGACGGAAGTCACTGTCGTTCTCAAAATCGGTGGAGCTGCATGACAAAGTCATCGGGCATTATCTGAACATAAAACACTATCAATAAGTTGGAGTCATTACCCTGTTATTGATGATGATATTGACAATAAGATTTATGCCTATGCTATGAATAACGCGATATCGTTTTCAAAAGTTATTAATAACGATATAAAGAATGATAAGCCAGTTGTACTTACCTCTCTTGCTGAGGTTCAGAATGATTTGTGGGCCTATTGTATTAAAGTCCAAAAGGGGGCTGACGTCACTTATTCTTTCCGAAAAATCAGCAGGGGGAAAGTCACAACAAATGAACCACAAAATATGACTCAGCGCGTATTCGCTTTGTTTGATAAAACAGATAAAGAGTTAAGATCATTTGATGGCAGCGCAGTCAATTTTGATGACAAAATCGATTGTATTTATATAAAAGATCAATTTTATGTATTTCATAAGAAAAGTTTTGAGGCTATTGTAGGCTTGGAGGTTGAGTTTACAGAAGCTGCACAAAAAACATTAAATACAATTAAAGAACTTGATCTTATTGAAGGTTTAGATGTTATTGAACAAGCTATTCTTCATAAGCCATCACTGAGAAAAATTCTCACTCATATCGCTGAGAAAGGTAACCATACGGCTCTGGAAAAGAATGATGTTCAAGCTATGAATGATGTGTTAAAAATGTTTCAGAACGAAGAGTTTAAGACCAATGAGCATGGTAAATTAGTCATAGAAGATGAGAGGCAAGGAAGAAACTTTCTCAAACTGTTAAATGATTATTATAAACAAGGCATGACTACAAAAAAATACTATGGTACGGATAGCGGAAATGTGATTAACCCTATTAAGGCGTAAAGCATATACTATATCTGGAACTGAAATACCAGCCGCCATCAGAAAGAACTGATGGGGCTTACAAATAGTAAGTAAATATAAAATGTTAAGGTATTTTTCATGCAAAAATGAAAATCATTGGCACAAATTAGAAACTAAGTAAATTGCTAATACTAATAACTTATTATTCTACTTACTATTTGCATGGAGTTGTTGTGAATTGCTGGAAAGGTGGGTAATGTTTTTGTAGAATCACGGCGGGTGCTTGAGGCTATCTGCCTCGGGCACGAACACCAAAGGCAGATAGAGAAAAGCCCCAGTTAACATTACGCGTCCGGCAAGACGCTTAACATTAATCTGAGGCCAATTTCATGCTTTGCACATGTAGGTTAGCCTCTTACGTGCCGAAAGGCAAGGAGAAGCAGGCTATGAAGCAGCAAAAGGCGATGTTAATCGCCCTGATCGTCATCTGTTTAACCGTCATTGTGACGGCACTGGTAACGAGGAAAGACCTCTGCGAGGTACGAATCCGAACCGGGCAGACGGAGGTCGCTGTCTTCGTAGACTACGAATCTAGAGAGTAAGAGTGACCAGGCGGGAGAGTAATCTCCCGCCACCTCTGATGTGTCAGGCATCCTCAATGCACCCACACTTAACCCGCTTCGGCGGGTTTTTGTTTTTATTTTCAACGCGTTTGAAGTTTTGGATAGTGCCGGAATAGAATCAAAAATACTTAAGTAGCGCGCAGGGAGAAGAGGGATGGACCCCGAACAGGGGAGTGCTATTTATCTGGAAGGATTCTGAAGATGAAAATCGAAGAATTGCGTGAAATTTTTAGTGAAGATGGCCTCTATGCTGTGCGCGTTGAGAATGGAGAAGTTATCTACACAACGTTAATTCCTGATGATCATGTGATTTTATCTATCGAGGCATTCATTGAATACCTTGAAAGGCTCGGTTTCAAGGTGGTTCGCGAATGAGTTATAATTCGTAAGCCAGCCTGAACAACTGGCAACCTACAGCGCCATTGGAGACAGCAATGGCGCATATACAACTGGTCAAACAAACCTCTTCCGGATTACTTCTCCCGGCGACGCCGGAGAGTTGTGATTTTCTGCATCAAATCAAAATAGGCGAGTGGATACACGCTGATTTTAAGCGCGTTCGTAACTACGCATTCCATAAGCGTTTTTTCAAACTTCTGCAACTCGGATTCGATTACTGGACTCCGGTCGGTGGGGCGATCACACCTCGCGAACGAGAACTGCTGTCTGGTTTCGTGGATTACCTGTGCGAATCAGTTGGTCGGGAACACACACCAGCCCTGAGTGATGCCGCAGAGCAATATCTAAATACAGTTGCGATACGCAGAACCCGGGATACGGCATTGCTAAAGTCGTTTGAGGCTTTCCGCGAGTGGGTAACCATTCAGGCCGGATTTTACACCGAGCATCTTTATCCTGATGGTAGCCGTGGGCGTCGGGCGAAATCTATCGCGTTTGCGAATATGGACGAAACCGTGTTTCAGCAGGTTTATAAATCTGTACTGAATGTGCTGTGGAACTGGATTCTGTTCCGTAAATTTTCCTCTCCGGAACAAGTCGAAAATGTGGCCGCGCAGCTGCTGGAGTTTGCGTAATGGTGGACTTACGTAAAGCGACGCGGGGGCAGATGTGCACCGTCAGAATTCCTGGCTACTGCAATCACGATCCGGAAACGTCTGTGCTGGCGCATTACCGACTGGCGGGAACGTGCGGAACAGCGATAAAGCCACACGATATGCAGGCAGCGATTGCCTGTAGCTCGTGCCACGATTTAATCGACGGGCGGGTAAAAACCAGCGATTACACCAAAGAAGAATTACGCCTGATGCATGCAGAAGGTGTTTTTCGCACACAAGAAATCTGGAGAAAGGAGGGATATTTATGATTTACCCAACGAATACAGGAAAAAGCGGAGAACACCTTCGTCTCACCACGCTGGAAAGTGTCTGGATTCAGGGAAAACTACGTATGTGGGGGCGCTGGTCGTATATTGGCGGCGGCAGGTCAGGGAATATGTTTAACCAGTTGCTGGCATCCCAAAAAATGACAAAAACAGCCATCAATGAAGCCCTGCGCAGATTGAAAAAAGCGGGAATTGATAAACCAGAGTTGGAAGCATTTTTGCGTGAGATGATCGAAGGAAAGCAAAAAAGCTGGTTAACTCACTGCACTGATGCAGAGGCACTAAAAATTGATAGTGTTATAGGTGAAGTTCTGGCGGATCATCCAGGACTACTAAATGTCCTGAGTCAGCGTTATGTGGGGCGAGGGATGAGTAAGAGAAGGATGGCAGAGTTATTAAACGAACAGTACCCAGAGTGGGCGTTGATTACATGCCGACGTCGTGTTGAGCAGTGGTTGCGTGTTGCTGAGTTCATTTTGTATTCACCTATGAGAGAAGCGTTCGATTATGCTTAAAAAATCATTGCAAAATGAGCCACAAACTGCTTCAATTTTGGTACGCTTCGCAAAGCTGTATCGCGAGGCGAATCAAGCGCAATTGAACTTTAATAGAACCCGCCATCGAGCGGGTTTTGTTGTTTCTGCGGTGTTATATAAGAAACGACATTTAATAATCTCCTTCAAAATAAATTTGTTTATATATTGTCATGTATATTTTAAGTGAAAGTGAAATATTCACATAAAATAAAAACATATAAATAAATTTACATAACTTGACGCAAAGTGTTGTTGCGATTGGAATATTAAATCGTATCATCGAAAACGGTTCTGAGGGGGAACTCTTCTTTGCTCGGTGATATCGCTCCCCTGAAGAACCAATGCCGACTTAGCTCAGTAGGTAGAGCAACTGACTTGTAATCAGTAGGTCACCAGTTCGATTCCGGTAGTCGGCACCATATGCGGGTATCGTATAATGGCTATTACCTCAGCCTTCCAAGCTGATGATGCGGGTTCGATTCCCGCTACCCGCTCCAGAGAAACAAGCCTTATTGTATTGCGGCACTGGCGTATTTTTTATTACGTGGGAGCAGGTTGTATTGAAAAAGCATTCTGTTCTCTGGCTATGATTTGAGGCCGGGTGTAGCCTCAGTGCTGATTTTTTACGGCAGCAGAATGGTGCATTATCGGTGGAGATTTTGTATTTCCTGGCAGGGTCGGTGATGCATCATTCTGGTGTTGTAAAAGCACCACAGAGGCGTTCCTCAGTGCGAGGGTGGTTTAAAGAGTCGGTTTAGCGGGAAACCACAGTATCCATACAGAACGGAATACTTCGGGAGGCACCCGACGCCTCGATTTTATTACAATTAAAAATTCATCCCTTGCATTGACCAACCGCCTCCACCAGGCGGTTTTTTTTATTCTGAATTCAGTTTCTTCATGGCTCGCTACGGCGGGCCTTTTTCATATCCGCGCCACGCCCGGCGCACATCAAAAACCACAGAGCCTTTCAGGGGTGAGCTTACGGGATGGTCAGTGTGACTTTCTCTGTGGGCTGGTCACCCCCGGGCGGAGGCTCACCCACTAAAAGGAAAAGTCACGATGTTTGGTATTTTCAAAAAGAAAACCCGCAAGGCCATTACCGAAGTGAAGAAGATGGAGAACCGCGACGCAGTGGAGGCGACCGTCTGGGGTGCGTATTCCATTGCATACGCTGACGGCACCTGCGACGCGAAAGAAATCGCAGTACTGGAGAAAACCATTGCAGCACTTCCTGCCTTTGCACCGTTCTCCGGCGAGATTGCACAAATGAGTGCAAATATCCGCGCCCGTTATGAAGCGTCGCCGCGCTCTGCTAATGCTGAAGCCCTTCGCCAGCTGGCTGATGTTGCCGGTACTGATGACGCAGTTAATGTGCTGTGCCTGTGTCTGGATATCGCTGACCAGGATGGCATTGGTCCGGATGAAGAAGCACAGCTCAAGAAAATTGCTCAGGCGCTTCAGCTACCGCTGGAGCAGTACCTGTGAAAAGTGCGCGTCTTGTACTGGCTGCCATCCTGCTGTTTCTGGTAGTGGCGGTGGATTTCACCGGACGCCTGATGTCAGTGCTTGCCGATGGCGTGCTGGTGGCGATGGCGCTGGTCGTGCTCCGGCCTTTACTGCGTAAATCTGAATAACACCACACAAAAGGCATCTGCGGGTGCCTTTGATGGGGTGTTTTTATGGGCCGTTGGTGGCCCTTTTTTATTTACAGGAGAAAAAGTATGTCTGAACCCTTATCCGGTTCCGGCACGGCTGCGGCGCTCGGCGGGGCGACGGTATTCGGGCTGTTTACCGGAACGGATTTCGGGATTGTGTTTGGTGCGTTCGCCGGGGCGTTGTTTGTGGCAACGATGCCGCAGAAGATTTCAGCCTGGCGTGTGGCGGCACATTTTCTGGTGTCGTTCATTGTTGGTGTACTGGGGGCGCGTGTACTGTCAGCCTGGATTGCATCAAAAACAGGTTATGACGGTACATCTGCGGAGGCACTGTGTGCGGTGCTGGTGGCGGTGGGGCTTAATCTGCTGTTCTGCGTGCTGGTGATACGTGCACGCGGGAACGTTTCAAAAATCCTTTCATTCCGGAGGTGAGCATGTCGGGTAAATTCAGATTCAGTCGTCGCAGTGAAAAAAATCTGGAGGGCGTCAAACCACAGCTGGTTGCTGTCGTTCGCCGTGCCCTTGAGCTGACGGAGGTTGATTTCGGTATTACGGAAGGGCTGCGCACGAAAGAACGCCAGAAACAGCTGGTCGCGGAAGGGAAAAGCCAGACCATGAACAGCCGCCACCTGACCGGTGATGCTGTGGATGTTGTGGCTTATGTTGGCAGCCAGGTGTCA